GGCCATGTCACCAGCATTTGGTATAATCCACCAGTTCACTCTGGCGGCTGACTTCTTTGACAAAGTATGCACACAGGGGTTTCTTGCCTGCATGTAATGGAGTACACAGCAGTTGACCCGGTCGCATTTTAGGAAAGTACCATTTGACATCTTGGTAGACATCAATGATGTCTATATCCAGCAATTCTGGTCTAAAACTGCTGAGTGGATTGAAACAGAAAGTTTTAAATCCACGATCATTTAGACTGGTGAGCGGTAGGATTTCCATGTCCGGACCCTCAGCATCGCCCACTATGGTGCACCAATCCAGGGGCATGGTGATCTCGTGTGGTCCTATTTTTAGCACAACTGCTGGGCCTGTAAAACTTTCCAGGAAGATCAGGGGAATGAAAAAGTGGTCGGGGTTTTGATTGTCACTGTTGTCCAGCACAGCAAATCGCAAGTCGTCATCAACTTCATCTGGCAGTTTATTGAGAAAGAATGTCTCGTTGTCGAGCGTGAGTATTTGCATTATTGGTATTTTACTTTCTCTATTGTGTATGGATATTTGGCATCTTTGTAGAACCGTTTGCGTTCTGTCAGGTGCCGCTTGGCATATTTTGTGCTGGCAGTGATGTCCCAGATGCTGACAAAGTCTTTGTCGTCGGCCTTTCTTATGCCACGCCCAATGCTCTGTATAACGCGGACAAAACTTTTTCCGGGTTCCAGCAGAACCAGATTAAAAATCCGAGGGATATTAATGCCCACAGCGGCAACACCATAGGTAGCCACAATAATCTTGTTATCAGCAGTCTTAATTTCGTCATATTCTTCTTTTCTGTCCTTGGTTTTAACTTCCCCAGAGACAAAAACACTACCTGGTATTTTTTCCGCTATGGCTCTTCCTGAATCAATTCTATTGACCAGCACCAGGGTGTTGCCACTTGCTGAGATGGTATTTACCAGGTGGCTGACATAGTCCATGCGTGTATTGTCTGTGACCAAATATTTGAGTTCTTCTGCATAACTGCCAAACTCTCGCCACTCGGCAGTCTGTATGATGTTCACATGGCAGTTGCTCAGTACACCCTTCTCCTGCAACTCGTGTGCACTCACACGATTGATCACTTCACCCAGGCTGGCACGTATGCTCTGGAATTCGTGATCGGCTTTGGGCACGGTGCCAGTCAGCCCCCATCTGATGGGAGCATGGGACAGGTTGCGTGTCAATAAATTTCTCAACACATCTGCCTTGGCCATGTGCACCTCGTCCACCATGACTGTGCTGACTCCCTCTAGCAACTCTGCCAGTGTCAGTAGTTCGGCATCTCTGCTGAAATCCTTGGACTTTTTATCCAGGATGTTCAGACTCTGCCAGGTGCAGATGGTGTGTGTTTTGTCTAGATTTTTTCTATCACCATAGTACACACCCACATCCAGTCCGCAGTTGATAAAGTCTTCTTCAGTCTGTTCCACCAGACTCTTGTTGGGCACAATGGTGACTGTGCGTCCGTACTTTTCACAGATCTTGGCCAGTGTGGCAGTGGTGATGGTTTTGCCAAATCCTGTGGCAATTTCTTGGATGCATTGTGGGTTCTTCAAGAACATGTTGACCACCGCCACTTGGTCATCACGCAGCCGAATGGGTTGACCTGCAAATCGATGACCCACTGGCCATGTCTGATCGCCCCAAAAATCTTCAAAAATCTCTTCGAACTCCAGTGCTGGGCTGGTGCGCAGGTCCTCTACTTCCACGTAATAGTTTTTACTTTCCAGGTATTCCAGCACTGGTTCCAGCATGCTCAGGTAAGTGGTGCCACCCAGTCCAAAGAAAGAAATGCTGCCATCCCAGCGTCCCAATTTGTAACTGGGACGAAACCTGGCTGATGGATCTTCGTACTTGAATTTTTTAACCAGAGCCTTGCGTGTATCGAGATCTAGATTCGATATCTTGACGTTGACTTCGTCTAGAATTGTTACCCGTGCTGTGGCCAATTGATCTCCATTTGTGCCGGCTTCTTGGAAAAGTTCACCAGATTTTCATGATTGCGAATAAACGCCTTGGTGGTATAATGAGCACTCTCAAAACCCAGGTTTATAATACAATTAAATTTCATATTAGATTTTACAACAGTCTTGGGCAGCTTGCAACTGATAAAAATAATTTTGGTGGCATCAGTGATGGGCGAATTAAGGTTGCGTGTTCGCACAAACTCATTAAATTGTTGGTGCCGGTCACTGGGCAATCTAAACATTACTGATATTTCTTCATCAGCAAAGCCTGCCTGTTTTAGGAAGTCATAGGCATGCTGCGTTGTTTCAAGTTCATTGCTACCTGGAATGACAAACAGACAGGGGCTCAGGTGTTTGACAATGTCTGTCAAACTGGACATGGGGGTGACTTCACTATCAATGTAAAAAGGTTCACCAGGGTCAGTGATTAGGAATTGCCAGGTGATGGGATGGACACCATCCAACTGATAATTCACCAACTCGTCCCAGGCATAGATGCCGGCACGCCTGGCTTCAAATGCTGCTGCCAACACTGAAGTGGACTGCAATTCAGGAACCATAACACTGACGTTCCTAAATTTTGGTACATTGTTTTCAATTACCAGTGTGGGCACATGCTGTTCAAAATCCTGCATGACCCTGGCAATCTGGGATATATATTCCTGTATTTCAGCATCAAGTTCGAAACCTTCTTGTTCAGCAAGTTCCTGCAAAAACATCAAGTTGTCCTCACTCAAGGAGAACATCCAAGCCTTTTGCTCGTCGTCCCACTGAGCCAGATCAGCATGTGCTGTTCTATATTTTCTAAATGTCTCAACCACTTCTGGCTTGTAGGGGAATATCACTTTGATGGCCCGACCACATGGGGGATAATCCACAATGCTCATGGCCCGGGCGGTGTTTACTGTGCGAATGACATACTTGTATTGCGGATGGTCAATGTATTGCTGAATATCCTGACCCAACAGAGTGGTCAGTTGCCCGGAGTACCTGGTGACCAGTTTTAATGCCAGGGCGGCCTGTTTTTCTGTAAACCCTGACCTACGATGAATTTGATCGTAGAAACTGGTGACCACTGTGGTGTCCCAACGATTGCATTTTACACCCAGGGTGGTCATGTATACTACCAGTTCTTCGATGGTCATAGTGTGATGTCTTCAAGCCCTGCGGCTCTAAGTTTGATAATGTTGCTCAATTGCCACTGCTTGATATCCAGGGCTTTGACAATGCCCAACCACTGATTGCGTAGCATGGCAAACTCGTTGATGATCTTTTCCATGTCAACGACATCTGCCTCGCCTTCCACGTATTTTTCACAATCACGACTGCTAAGAGCACGTTGATAATTTTCCAGATACTTTTTAAAAGCCTTGGACCTGATGCGTCTAAGTTCAATATTCAAGTATTCCAGAATGGCTTCAATCTCTTGAAGTTGATTAAAACGCTGTTCAACGATGCCAGGCAGAGCGGCACTGGCTCGTTCTACGTTTCCGTAGATCTTTACCTCTTGCCTGGCCACGTCTAACTCTCGATAGAAGTGATCTAAACTACTGGGAAGGTGTGCTATGTCTTTGCTGACCTTAGCATACCATGACATCAGTCGTCCTCGTCTGCTTCGAACGAATCCCAATCATCCTCATCTACAAAATCTGAGGCGTCAGTATTTTCGTCGATGACCAATTGGATGGCATGATCCAGATGGGAATCGTATCCCATGATGGCTTCCAGCGCAGGAATTTCAATCGATTGTCCCAGCAGGTATCCAACATAATGATTGGCTGCCGTTTCTTTGTTTTTGTCTGTGATGTAGTCTTTAAACAAATCCCACACTTCGATGATCTGATCTTCTTCCATTATGCCTCCTCTGGTTCTTCTGTAGTTACTGTCATGGGTGCAACTGCTGAGTTGTCCCACTCCAGCATGATGGTAATCAATTTGTCTTCTGTCCAACCTTTGCGGAACTCAGACATGATCTCACCAGTCTTCTTACTTATATATTGTAACTTGTTTCCGCTCTTGGTCAACACATTCATCTTCTCAAACATGTCCAGCAGTCCTGATGTGGGAGCCATGCCTGTTGAGTAGGGAATCTTGACTTGCACAGTTTCAAACGGTTTAGCGTATCGCGTCTTCATGATCTTGCAAGCCGACCGAATGCCCAGTACGTCAGTTACCTTGTTACCGTCTTCGTCTTCTTTCAACTTTAATTTCTTCATGGCCACTACAATGGAACTTGCATAAACAAATCCCTGCCCGCCTGAAATCTTGTCGTCAGGATCAAACATGTCCTGTGACGCATAGGTATGATTGGTGGCAATCAAGCCCACGTTATAACTACCAAACATGTTGACACAGTTGCGTACTAAAGATGTCAATGCCTTGGGCTTGCGGCCCATGTCACCCTTCATCTCACCTGCTTCAAACTGATTGACGTCAGTGGGAGTCAACAACATGCCCAGACTGTCAATGACAAACAGCACCTTGGGACGTTCGTCTGCAGGCATGGTCTTGTACTCTTTCATGAACTCTGAAATAGTTTTTGCCACATCGTCAATCATGGCCATGTTGAGTTTGAGCAGTTTGTCATCACCAGTGTTCACACCCAGATCCACCAACCACTTTTCATCCAAGGCATTTTCAGTATCAACCAGGATGACAAAAATGCCCTGTTCCTGTGCATTACGAATGATGTTGCCGGAACAGATATAACTCTTTCCGGCACCACTCTCGCCTGCAAACACAGTGACCTTGCCCAGGGGCACTCCCTTGAAGAAGTCCCCTGAAATTAAATAGTTCAAGGCGTAGTTTCCAGTGGAAATCCAATCAGTTGGATCGTTAAATCCAATGCCCAGACCATCGATACTCTTGGTAAGGGACTTGCGAAATTTTGAAATATCAAATGATTTTGACATCATTCAACCTCAAGTGGACTGACGCTTGCGAATCATGGCAATAATGTCCGCAGCACGACTGCCGGCATCACCACTGGCCGCTGGTGCAGCCTCCGTCTTGGGTTCCTCCCAAGGAGCATCTTCAGCATCTTCTTCCACTGGTGCAGGTGCAGCGGCACGAACAGGAGCCGCTGGTGCCGGAGTTGCAGCAGGTGCCGCAGCCCGTGGTGTTGAGCCAGTGGCCTGACCACTGCCGCCCATGCCGGCTGGCTTGTAGTATGCACCCCAACGTTCCATGTCAAATGCTTCACCGTCCACAGACGCTTCAAACATTTCCTTGATGACCTTGAGTTCAACATCAGTGGGTTTCCTGGGCAAGAAACTCTTGAGGTCAAACAGACCGTGTTGTGCGATGGCTGCATTTTCCACTTCGCTCAGAGCACGTTCACGACGAGCCCAGGTGGAGGTGGAGTAATCAGCATAACCGCCCTTGCTGGTCTTGGCAATCTTGAAGTCCAGGCCACGCACCAGGTCAGTGGGCAATTCTTCAATTTCGCTGTCCATGAGCGCGTTCTTGACGATGTTAAAAATCTGGCTGCCAATGATGAATCGGCGGATGGGATTCTCAGGAACCTTGCCATCCTCTTGCAATTTGCTGTCCACAACAAATCCCTGGAACAGATAACTTTTCTTCTTCCAATACTTGCGACCCATGTCTTCCAGGCTCTTGTCCTTGAACCAAGGGCGCACCTCTGTCAGAACAGGGCAGGTTTCGCCCCACATTTCCATACACGGAACTTGCACAGTCACTGGCTTGGAATTGGTCTCACCCTTGATTCCGGCAAAAGGCAACTTGATCATTGCTCGTTCGATCCAGAAAAAAGTGTTATTGGGATCTGCATCTGGCAGGAAACGCACTGTGGTAGTGGTTCCTTCTGCTGCATTCCAATGGGGAAAGATCGCGTTGTCTCCACCTGCTGCGCCGCCGGTGTTTTGTTGAGATGACGATTGAAGTTTTGCGCGGATTTCTGCTAACGTGGCCATAATGTTCTCCTTGATAATGTGCCTATTTTATGCCATTTTCCTAGAGCCAACTGACTAAAGGAAAAAACTGTGCATACATTGAGTATAGCACAGTTTTATTTATCCCTGCAAGAATTATCTTGCTATATATCGATTTATTTCTTCAATCCGGCCAACTTTAAAATATCGGTTAACCCTTCACTCATGCCCAATTTTGCCTTTAGTGCCGCCAACCCTTCTGGGCTGGTGGGACTCTTTGTTCTTTCTTTTTCCAAGTCTTTACCAGTCACTTTCCAGTCGCCGCCCTGCGCTTTACGCTGCACAGCAGGAATGTCGCTTTTGTTGGGGCTTTCGCTTTTTAATTTACCAGTACGCTCCAAATCATGCAGCATGTCAATACGATCGCGGTAGCCGGCAACACCTGGTTTGATGTCATGTGCGGCCATGCGCTGTTGCACTGTGGGATTGTCTGCGTGTCGCATGGTGGTGTCATACTGGTGACTGTGATCTGGATTATGTTCTTCACCGCCATGACCTTGATCACCAATGCCTTCCACCTTGCCCTTGATTCGATTTAAGATTTCTTTCAATCCATCAATGCTCAATCCATCACCGCCCACTGGCTTGCCATGACGCTCTTGGTATTCTTTTGTGAGTTTTTCCATGAACATGCCGGCCATCTGCTCAGCTTGCTCACCTGCTTGCTCACCAAACATTTCTGAAATCTTCTTCTTGACGTCAATAACAATACCTTCTTCGCCACGGAATGGTCCCACATCTGGATTGTCCCTGTTGTAAAAACTTTTGACAATCTTGGCCACTTCCTTGATCATGCTTTCTTTGCTCATCATTTTGGGAATTCCGCTGCCGTCCATATTTTCAGCAGCCGGTGTCTCAGGAGCCATTGGTTCAGCGGGTGCTGGTTCTGCAGGCGCAGGCTCTTGTGCAGGAGCCTGCGTGTCACTCATGCCCAGGGCCACAGTGAGTTCTGGGTAATTGTCTGTCGCCCATAATTTAAACACTTCCAGAGCGTTGGTTTCTGCATCAACATTGGCCATGTCTTTGAACTTGTCTTCTAGATCCGAATCCTCGATGCCCAGTTCGTTAAAAAATTGCCAGGCTGTCTGTCCATCTGGTCCCAGTTTTAATTCTGGACCCGACTGATCTTGTGGTAATTCTTCCAGTGCTTGCTTCATCAAGGCTATTTGGTCGTCTGTCAACTTGCCTTGTTCAGTGGCATCTGCCCAGTCTTCAAACGCATCGATGCTTTCGGCTGGAGACTTTTCTTTGGACATCTTCTCTGTTTCACGACGTGCTTTGTCACTGAGGTTGGTCACACGGCCACGACCGTCTTTCTTGGATGATGCTTTCCATTCGCCCTCATGTTTCCAACTGACTACCCGGCCAGTCTCATCTTTGGTCTCTGACCTTTCTTCCTGAACATAGTCCTCCAGGTCCACCCGGTTAACTTCACTCATGATTCTGTGCAGCAATGGGAAATAGCCAGTGAGTTCTTCCTGGAAGGAACTTTGTGTAAATGTCTGCCGGTATTGTTCCATGGTGACCGCATCCATCTCTAAACCGTCGTCCATCATGGGGTCTTCGTTAAACTCTGCCATCCAGGATTCGTAATGACTACGGCGTCCCAGTGCAGCAATCTGTGATTTAAGTTCCTGCAGGCGGCCAATGGCACGCTCTGTGATGCCAGTGGCATCATCATGTAGACTGGCATGTTGTACTTTGCGCTGGAATTCACCCAGTTGCGCAATCTGTTCGCTCATGCCTATGATGGCACGGCCTGCTGGATCATGCGGTGTGCCACC